ATACCCTGCAATTACTCTATCGTTTAATGGGTCTGTATAAACTAATTGATTTAGTATTTCTCCATTTACGTCTAACTCAATACCACCTATAATTGAAATTGTAGCAAATTCAGTCCAACTATCAACTCCATTATTTGTGTATTTACTGTTTACTCTTCTTTGAATAATAATATTAGCTATTTGATTATTCAAATTAGCAATTGGGATAGTTAAAACTACTTTACCATTATCATCTTTAGTTAAAGTAAATCCAGTAGGGTTGTTTGGAGCAACTCCACTTGCTGGATAGTAATCATTTAAGTAAACAATTGAACTACTTAATGCTTCAAAACTATGACCAGTTAGAGCATTCCCGCTTTTATCGTATGCAATTACTTTGTATTTATAAGCTAAAATAGAAGTTTTACTATCTGTTACGCCATATAAAGTAAATTGCTCACTTAAAACTTGCTCTTTCTTAGCTATGGTATTTCTGCTTGCACTTGCTATAAAACTACCATCGTCAGCCAATACATATTTACCAGCTGAGTCTTGGATAGCTAATTCATAATACTCAACATCGGAAGCAGTCCTATTCCAATACAAAAGCAATTGTCCAGATGTCCCTAAAACTCCTTTTACTTTTGGGATTCCAGGTGCTGCAATATCTGTAAGATCTACGGAATTTGTACTCTCCTTTATAGAACTTTCATTCCCATTAAGGTCATAAGCCGTTACTCCATATTTATAAGTCCCATTTTCAACTGTTCTATCAACAATATCAAAAATATCCGAACTCTCGTATGGGCTTTTTGTGTCGGCTATTTGAACCCAACTTTCAACAACTCCAGCAGTTACTTTCCCCCTAAATATCATGAAACCACCCAAATCTTCTGGCATTTGGATAGTATATGCCATCCCGTTTGGGTTGAATTCTAAAGGTTCTTTTAATACTATTGTTGTAGCATCGTTACTTTTTATTTGTACATTTACACTATTTATGTATAAATCCCACCCTTTCCATTGGTCAACAGTCCAGGCCTTGGTATTATCCACCATTTGGTCAAAAGTTGTTGTTGGGACTGATGTAATTGTCCCAGTTACACTATCTTGTTTGTTGATTGTTATTCTAACGTGGAACGGACTTATACTTAATATATCACCAACCGTTAAGTTCGTAAAAGCTGAACTAAGTTGTATAGATGTTAAATTGCTTGCCGTAGCTCCGTTTGCACTAATTAAGCGAGTTTCTCCAGAAGTAGCATTAGTTATTTGTTTGCCAACCAATTCATCTGCTTTAACTCCGATAGCCCCAGAAATGACAAAAGTATCGTTATCTACAATTGAACTAACTGCAATATCTGTTTCATCGGTTACATTTGGGATTTCTTGCGGAGTTGCTGTAAACCCAATAACACTTGGAGCAAATTCGTCTATAACTGCTTGCGGGGTCTCACTAACTACTGCGGTTGCTGGGTTGTACCCACTATGTAGGCTATCGTTATTATATTTATCTATTAACACCCATGCAAATTTTGCATAGGTTTTCACATTACTTGATGCGTTTAAGTAAGTAAAATCTAAAGCAGTTTGTCCTTCTTGAATGCCGAACCTACCTATGTATGTTCCAGCTGCACTATCTACATCTGCACTTAAAACTGCATATTTAGCCCAAATATCAACTGCAACAACATCTGCATCAATCCCGCTTATTCTACCTTTCCACCCACCAATTTTACCAACCGCTGATATTCCAGAATTCCCAACAGTTGGTATTTGCGAGTCAGTCGATTTTACGTACTCGCTAAATTGATACCAATTGCCAACATTACCACCCCAATCAATAGCTCTAATTCTATATTTGTATTCGATTATGTTCGGATTGTAAGGTTCAAGATTAAAATCAATATGTTTTTTATTGAGGATACTTCCACTTTCAATCAAACTTGCTTCTGCAATTAGAATAGTTATGTATGGTTCATCAACCAAATTAACACTACGGAGTCTTTGAATTTCATATCCTTTCAAATCTCCATTTGAATCTATAATTTCATCAAACTCTATTTGAATAGCACCGTTATTTAATGACACTTGTGATGCGTTTGTTATAGTATTTGGGATACTACCTGCACTCGGACGATAATTTGTAGAATTGAAATTTAATTTTGTTGTGTAAATAGGCTGTCCTAATATTTCACTCCCAGTTGAATTAGCCCAAACACTTAAAGGACTAACCTTATATAAAAATTTCTTTGCTGTGCCTGGAGTCTCAATACTCGCTTTGCTTAAAACTAAACCTCTATCTATATATTTTTCAGCATTTATATACCCAACAAGTTCCCAATTTGCTGAAAGTGGTAAATCTCCTTCCTTCATCAAATTATCGCTAAGGCTTGGCTCTGTTGATATATTCCCAACCGCTCTTTCTATTTTATAAGATGATAAATTTACACTATTGCTAAGACCATAAGAGAGTTCTAAATAACCAACCCCACCATTAACAGTTACCAAAGGTAATAATTTTGTGCTATTAGAGTCTGCACTTACTCCACTAATCCCAGTGGTATCAACACTAAAAGTTATCTTGCTATTTACATAATTAACATCTTCAGCATATCTTGTTTTAGATACTCCGCTTTGTGTAAATATTATTATTCTGTTTTGTAAATAAGCTCTCGCTTGTGCTTGCGATGTGACAGTCCAACCACTTGGAACAGACATTTCAAAAATACTACTCGTTGCATTCCAAACTAAATCATTTAATTGTTCAATATCATCAAATTCTGGGGCAATATCATCAACTAACTTAAAAGAACTTTTCTTTAATGGGACATTTAAACTATTAACCCCACTTGAATTTAACAACTCTAAGTTTCCAGCTTTATCGCTTGCCAATACCCAAAAATAGTAATATTTACCATTTACATAATTATTAAACTCAAAAACATAAATATTTTGCGAATTGTGTTTTGGGGTTCTATCGCTATTGGTTACAGTCCCAGTAATAAGCTCTGAATAAATATTTCTTAATCCAAGAACATTATTACTATTACCACTATCGCTATAACTTGGTATATTATCAACATTCAGCAACTTACCAACAATAGAAGCATTGCTAAAATCTGCGTCCGTTTCGTTTCCTAAATCGCTTGCTTGAGCATAAATGTGCAATTCGCTAACACCACTACCAACATCAGTTGTTTTGTTAATGCCAATTCTATAAACTTTTTCGTGGATTATTTGACTAATATTCATCTTCTTTCCTTAAATAAAATTTAATTCTTCAACTCCAGTGAAAACTGGAGCATTTATTTCAGTTGCGTCTGGGGGAGTATTATCATAATCGGTTTGTAAATCAATAGGCAGTTCTCTACCATAGCCTAAAAAATACCAACCATCTGCCCCAATATTTCCACTACTATCTAAAGCTCTTATCCAAACAAATTTCCATTTGGTTTTATCCCCCGAAAACGATAAAAATATCTTGTCAGTCGCGTTTGTAACAAAGTCTGGGACTGCATTATCGTCTGGGCCTGGCTTAGAACTCGGGGTATCTGGGTTATATAGCGTAGGGTTACCACTAAGTAAAACGTCTGATTCTTCAACTTTCCATTCAAATCTATCAAAATCTTGCGGAATTGAATTGGTCGAAACTTGAAAACCAACTCCGCTTGAACTTTCAGTGACCAAAGGGATTGAAAACACTATTTCATTTACTGTGTCTCCAGCAGTTTCGTTTGCCCACTCACTCCAAATAGATTTTTGTCCGTTTGACTTTACACTTCTTATTCTAAACGAATAGACCACGCCAACAGTTAAGTTCCCTATTACCTTTTTTGTTGTCCCAACATAAGTAAAATCATCTAATTTGGATGCTTTTATAGTCGTTCTATAAAATATAATATCTCTGTCTGATGGTGCTACTTCTAACTCAAACTCTTTTACGTCTTCTTCTTTTGTTGTTATAAGAGTCCCATCTATTATGATTTTAGTTAGTCTTTTACTTTTCTTTCGCATTATTAACCTATATTAAATTTTCAATAAAGTCGCACGAAGTATTATCTGGCGGAGTTGTATCTTTTTTTGGCAAATTTTCTTCTATTGCTCTTTCAATTGCTGTTTGGATGCTCGAACTTATGCTCTTTTTAACTGTACTCTCTATATAATAAGCATCATTCCTCTTAACAGATGGTCTGTCTGGTTCAAGTATTAAGTGACCATTTGGGTCTTCGGCTACGCTTAAAGAATTTAATACTTTATGTATGTTGCTTAGTTCATTCTCAACCTTTTTACCTAAATTAGCAAGGCTCTCATTACCACCTATTTTAGTTAGTCGTTTCAGTATCATCCGAACCGTCCAACATACATAGGTTTCCAAAGTAAACCGATTGCTTTAATTCTTAACTTACCCCAAGTGTTATCATAAAAACCACCTACTGCAATTTCAATTACTCGTCCTATTTGTCCTGGCGCAATACTCCAGCTAAAATGTGTTTGTGTTGAAGGAATTATTTTGCTAACCCATGCTCCACCATCTAAACGGTAATAAAATGTACAATTACTACTAAAATTATAATCAATCCACAATTTCCCAAGTATTAACCTATTTGTGTCTTTAATCCCCTCTCCCAAAAGCGAAATATCCATAGGCGTGCTTTGCCAAATAAATTGAGTAGGACTGCCAACTGTTACTTCTTCGAGAACAAATTTACCGTATTCGTCTGTTGAAGGGTATCTAGTTGTAACTGGCTTTACTCCTGGTATAACGTCATAGTCTAAAGTCCAAACCTTACCAGCCCTATCTAATGCAACTGCATTGCCATCTTTATTCGTGTCATAAGCTATTATATTTGGTAGTTCATATAATTTTGTTTTTAACCAACCAAAATCTTTCAAGAATAGCATACCAGAAGTGCCCCCCTCTGCGGCTGCTAATGGTGCGTTTATTCTATAACCATTTTCTTTTTCTTCTCTTACTGCTATTATTGCTGTTTTATCTATAATACCTTGATATAATTCGTTGATGTTTTTTGTAACATCAAAATCATTTATCCCATCACTAGCTATAACTCCATATTCACTAGCCCAACAAATCCTATCTCCAAAATTCACAATTGACTTTGCAGAAATACTTCCATTACCAAAGCTTAAATCCCTTACTGCCCCGCTTTGTGGATCAACTGTTTGCTTACTGTTCTGTTTAATGGCTAATAAATCCATATTTGGTAATACATCAAGTCCTATAACGTTGTTTCCATCTCTGCTTTCTAAGTTGTGGAAATTACCAGTAGTGATAACATCTGTCATTGGCGCTCCACTACCACCGTAAGGGGAGAAAAATAGTATATTTTCATATCTTTTATCAATATAACCGTTAAGTAGATGCGTTCTATCTTGTGAAACAATGGCTAAGTCCCAACTTTTAACGTAGTTTAGTGTTGGTTTGTAGCCTAAATTTGCTATAAGTTTTGTCCCTTGCCCTAATGTCCAATCCGCATAAGTGACCCTTGCACCTCTGACTTGGTTTCCTATTGTTGGGACTACTAAATCAGAACCCGTACCATCTTCCACAAACAATAAATAACCATCGCTATCAATTATAATATATTCTGGCACATCCCCCAAAACTGTGTTTATTGTTCGGTCATAATCTTGTAAATCAAAATTTCTAACTAAGAAATAATCTGTATTCCTTTGTCCTCCACTTCCAGTTGCCATATAAAGGTCAAATGATGTTGTCCTTTTATTCATTCTCGCAAAATCTATTTTGGGGGTTATTTGCAAAGTAACCCAATTTTTTGCGTGCCAGATTGGTATTGTTAAAGTACCTTCTGCCACTTTGTAAGAATTATACCCATCTAAGTTCGCAACAAGGACGAAATAACATTCATCTAAAATATTATAGAATGTATTACTTAGTTTGCTTATTTCTTCGTCTGTTTCTCCCACAATAGGCTTATCATACACATACGAATAACCAGTTTGTATGTTGTAAATATCACTACCATCATCCAAAGGGAAATAAGGGTCAACTACTAACCCGTTTATACCTCTTGGCGTGAAAGATGGGTATGGATTTACCTTAAATTCTTTTATATCAAAACTTCTATTCCTATAACCAATTGAAAGCCCTACCCTATTTTCAAAGCCACCACAGGCAAATCGTAAATCATTAAGAATGTTGTGGAAGTGAACATCTTTAGCCATTGCATCAAACATACCCTCTAAATACTCTTTTGGTATATAATTACGGTATAGATAGACAGTATCGCCATTCACCCAACCAGTTTTATCGATTTGCACTCGTCCATCATTAAGAACCTCTATTATAGTGCCAACTCCTACAAGCGGATTAGTTATGTCCTCAATTCTCCATCCATAAGGGAACGGGTCTTTTATGGTTGGGAATCCGCTTAAAGTCATAATAGAAACTTCATTAACCGAGACAATCTTTGTCATTACAACTTCATTCAACCATTGCCAACCATCAACCCATTGCGTACTATCCCAATAAGGTCTTATTGACATCAAAAGCAATTGTTTATTGGCTATCCCTGAACCACTAACCGCAGAAACGACACCTTTCTGGACAACTAAAGTTACTTCCCTTTGATCGTCTTTATCAAACTGCGACATGAAAAAGGTTTTGACCCCCAATTGGTGCGCAGGCAAAGCATTATAAACATTGGGATAAACCGGAGCTGCATAAGTGTTAACGAAGCCTGGAGAATTGGTTAATTCTCCTTGCCGTCCTCTTGGGTCTAAATTTAAAATAGTATGTGCCTCAACCTTTGAAGCACCTACACTTCTGTTCATTCCCTTAAAATTTGATATTTCTGTTTCATTCCACATCAAATTTTACTTTGTTTCCCAATTTGTATAGCTTTCATTTCTGCTAAATTAGCTTGCTGAATGCGTTCAACCGAGTTTGAGACTGAATTTGTTAGCGTTTCTGGTGCTGCAACACGTAGCATTTCGTAAACTTTAATTTTTGCTTTGTCGATTACTAAGTCTACATATTTATCTTTAATATCAATTGTGTCATCTAAACTTGCACCGCTTTTATTTGGGGTTCTTGTGTAGTAAATATTAGCACTACTACCAATATTGACAGTATTGCCCCCGGCGTTTATTAAAATATTATTTCCAAGACGTGCATAAATAACTTTCTTTGAGTATTGTGGAACGTTTGTATGAAAATTTTCTAAGTCTTTTAACGAAACCTCTTTCCAAAGTCCATTTGTTGAATCGGTTATTTTTAGGATGTTATCAAATTGAATTGAAGATAGCGAAATTAAACTTGGGATACCGTCTGTAAGTGGGACTCCATAAACTTCCCCATAATCATTATGAGCAACACTCCCAAGCATTTCGGCAACAGATGAAATTGCACTATAAACTATATCGGACAGTATATCATCACCCAGAGTATCGTCTGTTAACGTATTTGATAACGCTCTTAATATTCCATAGACGCGCCCATTAGTCCAATTTTTTGATAAATTAGTTTCTGGCATTTTGTACTCCTCTAACTTGTTTGTTGTGAATCAATCTTGAACAATTGCTCTGCTATCTCGGCTATTTTCCCATTCCATTGTTCGGAGAACGGAGAATCATAAGTGCCATTTTGTGTAAGTGAACTACCAGTCGCAGGGTCTATTGGTAGTGCTATATAAATCAGCAAACAACTTTTAGTTACTGCACTATCACAAAAAAGAGTTAATTTATTCTGTGCGTAAACCCCAAGTTGGTTTGTAGTAGAAGGAGTGTATTGTGGGTAAGCCTTCGCAATAATTTGTGTGTACATTAACTGTTCTTGCATCTTCACTTTTTTTGAATCAGTTATGTTTATAACGTCTGTAATAATGAAAATGTCTAGGTAGGGGGTTGCTTTCGTCCACGTTAAAGTAGGCGTTCCCATAATCACGGTATAGCTACTACATGAAATTGTACTTACTGTTTTGAATAACTCTGGGAATATCTGTATGAACTTACCTTTATCGCCACCAACGCTAACCCAAATATCATTGAATAATTTTAGCATTGCTCGATTTACGTAACTCATGTAAACTTCTTTCGTCATTATGGTGTCATAATCAGCTAATGCTCCAGCAGTAATAGTCACTTGCATAGCTATTCTTCTGCCAAACTCTGTTATGATTGCATCTATTTTGGGTGTTGTTACTGCCATTACCAGTTCCCCTCAATCGTTTGTACCGCATTGGTTATGTAACCGTTTGATGCTAATTTATCTATCTGGTCTTCAAATTGTGCCATGTAAGGTGCTGCATCTTTTGGACTCAATGCTTGCGCTGTTGCGTATAGTTCAATTGCTTTATCCCAAATGTTTGGTAGTTCTGGTTCTACTGCCGCTGCAATAGTTGTCAATGGAGCTTGTAAATAGCACCACGTTTCTAACGACTCTCCGCCCACGATGTTATTCATCGGATATAGTTTTAAAGTATTATCAAACGTGGTAGCAAATAAAGGCTGTTCAGAAGTAACATCTGAATGGATAATATCATTCCATTCGCTACTATCAACTAAAACAATAGGAATATCCCAATCATCTGGGAGAATAAAATCTTTAATGTTCCTAATAGCACCACTAATAGCAGAAAGTGGATAATCTTCTTGGTCTTTAACTAAAGTAATATCAAATGCTTGCTCGGTAATTATTCTTGAAATAATTGTTTTTTGAGCTTCGTTCATATCATCATAAACAAAATCGGAATGAGTATCATCAACCGTAATAAATTTATTAAGATTCCTCATTACTCTACCAAAAATAAGAGAGCTTCTAGCCATTATATTTCTCTACTAACTCGTTTATCAAATCTTTTTTCCCCATACCAACTGGAACTTTTTTACCAATTTCCAGTTGGTAAATAGGTCTTAATTCATTAAACTTTTTAGCTTCCAAAATCTTTCTTGCTTCTTCTGGGTCGAATGTAGTTTGTGGGATAATTTGTTTAACTTCTGCCTTCTTGCCTATAACAATTTTCGTGTCGCCTTCTAGTTGTTTGAATATGGCATTTTTAGATTTTTTGTCATAAGGGCATTCTTGCAATAGTCTTAAAGCAATTGCATCTTGATATTCAACTTCGGTTTCTTTCCCATTGTAGCATTTTATAAGTTTCATATTTGATTTCTCATTTTGTTAAAATTAAAGGGGCATATTTCAGCCCCTAGTTAACTATATAGTGATGTCGTCTGTATCGTGTGTGCAGTAAACTAATGAGCTACTGTTTTCAACGAATGCGTGTGCGCCACCGCCTAAGAAGTTGTCATGGTCGAAGATGTCTGGTCGTGTAGCACCATAGATCATAGTCCCACCAACTTCTACTTTTTGACCGTGGTCTTTAATCATTTCTGTTAATTTGAATCCCTTGCCTTCTGCAAAGTGAATAGCACCTTGTCCGTAAAGGATAGCAGCGTTACGTGAACCTTCGTCTTGTGGATTGTCCATATATTCAGAAACACCATATTGAATACCAGATACTAAGCCATTGGTTGCACTTGCATTAACTGCGTCTTCCAATAGAGTCCCACCATCCCAAGTAACTGCGGCTGTCGCGGTTGCTGTGAAATAAGTACCAACTGCAGCACTTGTAGCACCAGCAGCACTCCAATTACTTGATGCACCCGCTACTGAAACGTAATAGATTTTACCTACTGTCAAAGTACCAGATGTTATTGCTGTACCAGTTACAACAAAGCCAGTATCTCCGGCAACTCTTGGTTTTGGAATTGTACCGTCAACAATTATGTATGCACCTTCAAATGGTAGTCCTTCCAAAGCACCAGTAAATAGAGTATTATCGCTCCCTCTTGAAGCAGCTTCCTTTTGATAACCAACCCATTCAGCATCTTGGCGTAAATCACGTGCCTGTGCAGAACTTATGAAGATCACAAAATAGTTTTTGCCACCAACTTCTAAAGGTTGAATTTTGTGTTTGCTTGCTAAGTAAACCATGTTTTTGATTGATTGTGCATTAAATCTGTCACCAGCTGTATCTGTCAATGTAGCAACTCCAGTAGCAACTGCATCTTCGTATGCGGGATTGAATGTACCACTAAAAGTTACTTTACCATTTCCTTGAACGTAGAAGTTTGGATGTGATTTTTTTGAATACCCACCACCATAAGTAGCATCACTTAGGTTAGTTGAATATCCTTCCAATGTTGAAAACACTGCTTCAAACCCTATAAATCTACTAAACCAGTCTTTTAAGTCAGCACCATCAGTGCTCATTAACTCTTTTGCAATGTTTTCTGGCATTGCTTGATAACTCATTTCGTTATCTCTAGCTTGCAAGGCTCGTCTTTTCATGTTAATAGCTGTTTTAGATTGGAACATCCCTCTTGGAGTTCCGGTGTCCTCTAATACTTGTGTACCAGTTACGCCTTTACCTTTCATTGGAACTAGGATAGGGATTTCTAACTCAACTCCACCGTTTGATTTCAGGTCTCTTATAACGTGGACAATTGCTTGTTTTGGCAATTTGGAATATGAATCCTTTACAGAACCATAAGTGCCAGTCTTTTTGAATTTGTCATAGTCAATCACAGAAAGCATTTGTGAAAGTTTTGATTTTAACCATATCTGTAAGTTTACGGTCTTTTGTAAATTTATTCGATAAAGTTCTTTTGAAGTGTTACCAATAGTCCCACCTAATGTAGCAAATGCTACGCCAGCAACCGCACCAGATGTCTCTACTGCGTAAAGAACTAGTGTCATAACCACTAATGCAAATAAGCCTAAATATTTTTTCATTTTGTTACCTCTTCTAAGAATTTCGTAATATTTCTTCCGCTTCTTCAAGAGACATATTATCGGTAACTACTTTGCCTAAAGTTTTAGATGGTGCTTTATTCACTAAATTAGAATTTGAAATACTTGGTGGTGGTTCTGCCGTCTTTCTTTGCGTGTATGCTTTGTCACCAGCTCGTTTTTCTTTTGAACTTATTATATCGTCCATGTACTTTTCTTTCAATGCAGCAATAAATCTGTCTCTCATAACAATAGGAACACCTTTCCTAATAAATACTACGTCTGGGTTTGCGTTTCCGTTCTTGTCATAGAGAACACTTTTTGCAACTTCTGGAGAGCTTAAATCAATCCCCATTTCTGCGGCTGTTACACCTTTGCTTTGGATAAACTCATCAAATGTTTTGAATCCTTCAAGTATGGTTTGTTCTGCATAGCCTTTCCAATTGCGCCCTACTTCAACTTCCCTTTCTATTTCTGTTGAAATGCTATCTCTTATGTCTGCAAAATCTGACTTAAAATCGTCTAAGTCTGCTGGGCGTTCATAAAGCATATCAGAATAGTATAGGTTCAAAGATTCTCTATTTGTTAAAGCGTCTTCTGGGAAATCTGGATATTTTTCTTTAATCCTACGAGTAATTTCAGATGTTTTGTAGTTAGAAACTTCTTCATCTGTGTAAGTTGCTAGTGGTTTTTCGGCTGTTGCATTTAATTCTTGTTTAGGTTGCACCACTTCACTTCTACTGGCTTTTAGTTCTTCAATGTGCCTTTGTGAGTGGATGTAATTTTTTAATGCTTTTGGACTTAATACTTCGCCTTTTATCTTAACTAGAATATCAGCGTCCTCTGGATGCTGTTCAATAAATTCATCGTCAATAGCGTTGTAAGTCGGCTTTAATTCTTCCTTAACTTCTGTCGTTTCTAAAGTCTCGGCTTCCTCTGTTTTGGGTTTTATTTCTTCCTCTAGGTCGTTACTCCCTTGGTTAAGTACGTCTAAACCCTTTTCCATATCGTCAAGAGCCATATCATTGCTGAAAACCTCTTTCGGTTCTGGAATTTCTGGACTTTCATCAGTCTCTACCGCGTTTTGACCTTCTGTGTTACCAGTTTCAGCCCCATCTGCTTGGTAGTATAGATGTTGTTTGTGTAGTTTCATTTGGTGTTACCCATATTATATTTATTAAATCAAGGCTGTTAGACCTCTTTGACTTTAAACCAAAAAACCAGTACCGAGTATCAGATTTTCTCTGACCTCAATACTGGCTTTTCGCTTGTGTATCTTTTAGAGTTACTTAAAACTCGTTATTTTATAAGAACAATTATTACTCGCAGTATAGTTACAAAAACTTTATTAAATGACTACGTCATTTTTACGTCATTTTTTAATTAGTGCCGCTTGAGCGTCTTCAGATATTCTATTTGGGTCATGGCCTCACCTCATCCCATCTACTACGTCTGCTAATCTACTTTTCCCCCGCTTGTAAACACCTTTGTTGCTTAAAGTAATCTCACCATCAAAAGTGACGAAAGAATTAAGTGACTTTTCGCTTAATTTATCACCAACGTTATAAACTCCAGAAGGTTTTGCCCCATCATCTGCAAGGACTATTGCAAGTTCTTCACTAAGGAATAAGGCTACCAACTTAAACCCATCTGCTCTGTTCTTGGCATCGCTTATTTTCAAGCATGGATATTTTGTTTTGTTTACTGGTGTTTCGTTTACTACCGCTTTCATAACTCCCCAAATATTTTTTTTGCTGAATCGTTGTGTAATTTAATATCATACTTGATAGTCCCTTCATAAAAATTAATTGTTATGCTCCCATTCAATTTCTTTCTTAGAAATGCTCTTAATAAACCTATAACGTATTCTATTGTTTCGTGTGCTATCATCTATTTACCTTTGTCCTTGTACAATAATAAACTTTAGGACCATCAAGGCCTATTGCTCGCCTATTAACCCCCATTATCCCTCCCCTCTATACTCTGGCAACCCAGTTAATCTTCTTTTTAACCAAATACCATCTGTTTCTCTATTTGGTGGTTTCTGCAGTTCGACAACTTCACCTTTTATAACTTTAAGCGTTGATCTCCCACCTCTTTCTTGATTAAGTGGTGTTTGCGATTGAGCTATTGCATATTTTCTTATCTTTTTGCTAACTCTAATTTCGTTTTCTGCAATTTTGTGAATCCTCCCCCAATCATCTATGTTTAGCCCTTCTTCTTTCACAGTTTTAATATGAATCATAGAGTAAAGTTTGAATAGTAAATCATATAGTTTACTTCTTAGCCAGTTAATCATTTGCCTTCCAATTGTTTCATAATCTGTCTGTATATATTCACCTAACACTCTTTCAATTAGTTCTGGGTTAAGTCCAGTTTCTTCACCAATTTTTTCAAAGATAAGGTCAACATTAACTACTGGGCGTTCTTCATCCTCAAAAACTGGCTGTTCGTTAAAAGTGCAGTTATAGTAATTAACCGTTTTAGGCATTAGCCAACTCTTTGAAGTTGGGTTAACAATCCGTCAAGTGTTTTATGTGATTCCATGTTATCCATTTCTCTTGAAACTTTCTTGGCTTCCTCGATTGTCTTTATCGTTTTCGCTTTAATATCTTCTATTTTGGCTTTCAATTCCTCGTTTGCCAAATCCTTGTTGGTTGCTTCAAGTTGCATCATTAACTGATTTAACTGTTCTTGCTGCTGTGCAATCTGTTGTTGTTGTGCTTGAATTTGTGGGTCAACTTCGGGGTCGAATGATTCAAGAATCTTTGTTTTGTTTGATAAAGCAGTTTTCTTGATAATTTCTTTCAGCAAAATTTTGATACTTGGTAGCGCAGATTTTCCAATCTGCGAAATGGCGTTCACAATATCAATCAAGTTCGTTCGTTCTTCATCAAGTCCGCTTTGTCCTATTGGTTGCACCGTTGTCGTAACATCATACTTGCCAATACTTAAATCGTTTTGAATTTCGTTGATTATTTTAGCGTTTACTGTCATAAACTCAACATCGTCTACATCTGTTGTAACTCGGATAATTCTTTCTTGCGTCATTAACGTTTGTATGAAAAAAATATTATTCTTAGTTATCTGTTTAACCACCCATTGCGCGTTATCGTTTAATCCTTCTTGTGTTGTGTTGCTTTGATTAACTCTGGCATTAAACAGTTTACCGCTCTCTGCACTACTTTCAGAAATACCTCTTGCGTTATCTGTTGAACTAGAAACGAATTTAACTGTATCAAGTTGTCTATCTTGGAATTGTGCGATAGCTGGTGACATTGTAGGCATTGCTTTTGGTAATATCTTATTCAAAGTACCATTTGGCACGTAAGTGATCCCGCCTATCTCGTTTGATTTCAGATTCTCAATGCCTTTTACCTTTGCTTTTTCTTCAACTATGTAACCGCCATGCGTCGATTTCATCAGCAAAGTCAAGTTCGTATTATCTCTCATATTCCAAGATTTAATTAAATCTTTGATGTCGTCAACTACGCATTGACTATCAATCAGTTTCGGAGAGTAATCATAACCTAATAGCGGAGTAAACTTAAAATTACCGTTTTGGAGTTGCTGTGGTGCTTCATAGAGTTTCAAGTTAAGTGCTGGACAAATAGAAGTTTGATAAATTACGCTCTTAAATCCTTCTTCTGTAAATGGTCCGGTTAATGTCCCTTCCATTCCTTCAACTGGTAAAGAATTTTTCTTTATTTCTGCAGCTAATTTTTCTTTGCTATACCAATCACGGTCTTGTTCTTTCCCTTTAATTTTAATCTTTTCAGTAATATCAAAACTTTCTCTTGTAACTCGGTTGTAAAGAGTCATCGTTCTTTCTCGTCTTCTCTCATACCAATCAATTACAAGATATTTCCCTTTTTCTTCCCATTTTGAATGTCGTAAGTTCGAGCTTGTTGTAAACAGACTCTTTGCAGCATCGTTTATCTTGTCAACCCAAGTGCGTTTTTCCTCACCTTCATTATCTTTGATTCTCTCTCTTAACAAATCCTCTAATTCGGGGTCATTGTGTGCGTAGATGGCAATTAAATCATCGTCTGATAGATATGCTTCATCCGACATATATTTACAATCCGACATATCCCTTCGCTCTGTATTTGGGTCAAATTTTAGTTTGCCAGTGTAGTATTTAATCTCAACCATACCTTGCTCATCATCTGCGAATGAAAAGTCTTGTCTAATCCAACCAATCCTTCCTATCATGGAATTAAGCAACGATTTTGACATTTCGTATCTCGTGTCGTTCTTTTGATGGAGGATATAATCGTTCATCGCTTTGAATAGCGATGCTTTCTCGTGATCGTCTGGGGTTACCCCCAAAAAATCGATTCCGGGGAACTTGTTCTTGAAGCTTCCGTAAATCTGTGCAAGAATTGGACGATATAACCTAGTTTCAAACGCTGGTCGTCTTTCTTTAGCAAGTTTAGCTTTGTTGTTCGCACCTAGAATGTCACCTTTAATGAACTCTTGATTGTCCTCAACTTCTAAGAAAAAATCCTTAAAATCATCGTCTAATTGATTGTTTGCTGTAACTATTCGTGCAATAGTTCTTTCGTCTGTGTGTTCTTCTTTAGTCATAATCATATTTTCTATACTCCCATAACCGAATAGTTATCTTCTAATTCTTCTGACATTTCTTTTTCATACCATGCTGGTAGTTTGCTTTTTTCTGATTCCTGATAATTTGGTAGCCATAACGAGCAATTAAGCATTAAGGCTTCTGCAATTACTCTATCATCAAATGTTTTTGTTGCTGGGTCTGAAAGTTTATTCTGTGCTGACATTTGCCCTTTAGCATTTCTTACAAAGGTTAAGCATTCACCCCAAAACTCTTGCTCTCTATCTATAAACAACCCGTCTCTAATCCACTCGTTAAGTTGATTTATAATGAATGGTTTTGTTTTCTTGTTAGTTATAAAGCCCAAATCGTGCATTTCTGTTTTTTCTATACCATCGTTAAAATCTTCACGATACTTTATGTTAAGTCCAAGTTCATTCCCTTTCATAATTACAGCGAGACCATTATTATTCTTTTCAATCTCGAACCAAATGTCGCCTTTCAAGTACCTTTGTATTTTCATTAGCTCTTGTGCAAATATGTCAACATCTGCGTGTCCGTGCCACGTTAGAACCACTTCATCCGTCCTTCTGTCTAGGACTTTACAAACAGAATAATCCCCTTGCTCTAATCCTTCTGCAACATCAACTCCAGCTGCAAAAGTATAGCTTTCATATTCACTAGGCTTTTTAACTCTAAACAATCTTAAATAACCTTTTGGGTTAAGCACGAATTTAATTTTATCTTCAATTTCTACAAGATCGCCAGTCAAACCGTTTTCGCTACTCTCATAATTAGTGAAACATATTTGTGTGTTAAAAACTGGTCGTCCCGTTGTTGTAAATGCTTCTTTAGGATTGGAAGGATATTCTTGTTTCATCTTGTCTTCATCCCCACCTAATTTATTTTTAAGCGTGAATCTGTACCAGTTCATTTGCTCTAATGTTAAGTTATGAGCCTTAATCAAAGTTTTTTCATAATCGTTTGGCTTGAACTTTGCTTTTTCTTCTTCGCTTTCAAAAGGTCTTGTGTATTCATCTAAGTTAAACCACGCCAAAAATATCGGGGTATAATCGTTTTCGCCTTTAACTGCTGCTTCCCACATATCGTAGAAATAACCACCGATTCCATTTGCTGTGCTTTCAATAACCGACATCGTGTTTGGTTCGTCTGGAATTGTTTGCAGTAACCCCGTCATCGTAGTTTTTGCGTCTCTCCAGAAAGCGACCTCTGTCGCATGTAGGTCTTGGATTGTTGCAGAACGTCCAGCTTCTCCACTTTCTGCTGTGTAAACAACTATTTCGCTGTCTAGCCTTTTATAGCTCAATTTCTTTTCGTTTGAATGTTTTGTTTCTGGCTGCAATTCCGGTGGTAAGTATTTGTAAAATCTCTTGAACATATCGAATAAGTTGTCTGATGCTTCCTTAATGTGCCCAATAATTATTGCTTTTCTATTCTTAGAATAGGAATTTCTTTGAAAGATAATAGCTTCAAAGATCGTAGAAATTCCTTCTTGCCTTGCTTTGAGAATGATAATTCTTATTGGTTTACCAGATTCTTTCAACTGCAAATAAACTATGTAAACTTTCTCCTGTGCAGCATTAAGTATTAACGATACAATGTTGCCTTTCTTATCTTTGATTTTAAGCAGCTTAGTTGAAATAAACCTAAAATCATTTCTGATTTTATTTACTATCTGTTCAATCATCCAATTCCTCTAGGACATCGTCAATGTTCCTAACAGTAATTTCTTTCTTGTCAACAAATAGTCCTAAATGTCTGCCTATATCAACAACGCTTCCTTTTTTGTCAACTAGCTTTAACTTAATACCGTCTTTTGTTCCTTGAATCTCTTGAATGCAGCTTGTAATTTCCCGAGGAAGGAGACTCAAATCTTTTAATGACATCGAATTTTCTGTGAACTTGAAGTAATCTAAAACATTTGAATCGGCAAAACGTTGTAATCTTTCTAAAACATATTCTTGACTTAGCCCTATTCGTTTCAGTAAGCCACCCTGTATTTCTGCTATTCGTTTAATTACCTTTGGATTGTTAGATAATCTGTGGACTGTAACGTCAAGGACGCCTGGTCTCTTGCTAGAAAAGCCAGCTTTTTTGGCAGACTCAGACTTGTCCAGCGTTTCAACGAAATACTGGCAATAAAGCTCTTGTTTGTCGGTTAATCTATCACTTTTCTTTTCCATAACGTAACTATACAACAAATAGCTATACCATTTACGTCATTTTTACGTCATTTTTTAGACAATACTTTTCCATAAGCATCAGCATCAACTTGCCTTGCTCTCTTTTTTGCTTCACTCCCCTTTTTAAGCTCTAGTTCTGCTCTTTCTATAAACTTAAGTGTATCTAAATCAATGCAGCGAATAGCTTCATTAACAATTTTGCTTGGGGATTTGCCAGTCGCTTGGCTTGCTTTTAGTATTTCGTCTTCAAGTTCAACATAAATTACTATTCTCAAATTATTTCTCCTTTCCCATTTTTTAGCTTTTTTAATTAAATTTAATTTCTCTCATTTTATTTATTAAATTATTTTTGTTCTTTAGCGTATTATTCAACCAGTTGCACAATATTAACCATTATTAAGTAATTATCAAAGCATTCTCATTTGGCTAATATTAGCCAAGTGGAGTCACTTTTCATTTTTTTTCATTTTTTTTTATTTTTTACTT